CCATTTGCAAGGTTGGAAAATACTTTTTCCAATTCTTTGGAATAATGACACGAATCAAATAAATTTGAAAACAACAGTCAGACTGATTCGTAATAAGATTACCAATTTCTTCTATGAAAAATACTGGATTTTGTTATTCTTACCGTTTCTATTGTTATTCATATCGTTACCAGCATACTTGTTTATTTACATTGTTCCTGCTACATTGTCGATATGGTCCACAGGAATCGCATCTCTAAATCATGATAAAAACGGTCCAAAAGATATGGGATTTTGGTACGGAATTATCAGTGGTGGAGAACATATGCATAAACAACACCACGAACAACCATTTGATACAAGCAAAGAAGGTTGGATAAATACCATCGCAGACATAATAGCTACAAAGAGAGTTAAGATATGAATATTGTTTATACTGTTATAAATGATTTGTCAGAAATAGATTTTGATGACTTGTATGAAAGATCAAAGGATGCTATTGATGCGAATTGGCCGGAAAATTCTACATTAACTGACGCCGAACGAAAAACCAACATGCGCACATTAATTGAAAGCGGAATTAATAATGAGTGGCCAGGATTAAATCCTCATGGCGCAAATGATACTTATATTATGATAAGAGCTTTTGATACTGTAGCTGGAAAAGATATGGGATTTGTAAGCGGGTTTATCCTTGAAAATGGAACATTAGATGGCAGACATTCACTCACTGCTCCGGATGAAAACGGTTCTAGAAATTACGTTTTTAATCAAGAAAATGTAACAGCCAAAAATAATTTTAATATTGAAATTGGTATAACTAAACATTTGTATAGAAATATTCCTGCAAATTCAATCTTTCATAGAACTTTGCGTATGCGAGCAAACGCAGCAAACTATGAACTTTTAGAAGACGTAGATTCTCCAACGCACGGGCCAAATTTTAGAAATATATTAATACAATTAAATCTATGAAGTTTTTATTGAATGTAGGAGCCGAGAAATCTGGCACTACTTGGTTATATGAGTATTTTAAAGAACACCCAGATTTCTATGATATGGGAAAAGAACTGAATATTATTCAGAGAGACGATTTAGTTCCTGTCTTAGAAGATGTAAGCGAATATAGAAAAGACATAGAGTCTTTTTTTCGGGCTGTTTCAAATATAAATCAAGTCACAGGCGACTTCACACATTATGAAGGCTCGAGTGAGAACATCTTTCGACTTATTAAAAACGGTTTACTAAAATACGATATCGAAGTAGTACCAGTTTATATTATGAGAGATCCTATTCAGAGGAGTTGGTCTTCTTGGAATATGATTGGAGGAGGTAAAATTCCAAATCGGTCGTTAGCTTCACGATTTGTCATGAGCAATTTCATATCATGTAAATATAAAGAAACTATCGAAGCTTTGGACAGTGTGTTCGCAAATCCGCTCTACTTCTTTTATGAGGATTTTTTTACTCAAACCAATATCAATCAGATATGTGACGAGTTAGAAATTTCTCGACATCCAGCAGAATGTGATAATAAAGCAGGAGCTTCTTCCTATAAGAAAATGCCAAACAGTTTCGTCAAGGCTTTTGGTAAATCTTTAAAGAATAAAGAGGCTGCTAAATATGTTTTTGAAAGATTTGAAAATGTACCATGGAAACTCGAGGATTATTCGTAGATCTACTCTCGATGAAGATATTCGCTTAACTTTTCTTGAAGGTTTAAATAGGCATACGAACATGCATTACTTTGATCGTAATGCGCCTACAAATAAAACAGATGAAGCTGTGCTTGAATTTCTCGACAGAGAACAGTTTAATTGTAACAAAACTCATATTGAATATTGGTATCAGGCGTATAAATCTTCTGGAGATTTGTGGCCTCATGTAGATTTTAATGAAAAGCTTCGGCACAGAATTGAGGCTGGAGAAAAGTTGAAACCAGAAGAATTAATGTCTCCAATTACCATATCGTGTTACTTAGAAGCAATCGATCTTGAAGGCGGAGAATTTTGTATTTCTGAAAGAAGTTGGTTAGACTATGAAAAAGAACTGAGCCCTCCGGAAGTTTTAAAAGAAGAATTGTTAAAATATACACACGAGTCTTTTCAACCTACCGAAGGTGCGGTCTTATACTTCGAAGGCAGTCGATACTACCATTGGGTCAATGAAATCAAAAGCGGCTCTCGCAAGAGCATACTCATCAATTTCTGGGACAATTGTAGTCTTAACTCCACTTCGCCCAATTAATTTCTAATGTCTATATTACCAGAAATAGAAATACGATGTTCGTCTGAAGTTTGAAACGGATATACCTGATGCTTAAGATAATTTGGAAACATAATAAGAGAACCTTCCCATGTCTTATCAATATCTAATTGAGTCGTACTAATTCCACCGTCTAATGAGTTATAAATGAATTCAAACTTTGATGCAACTTTATAGTTTGATTCTCTTACATTTGGCATATTTAATTCCTCTTCTAAATCATAAGGAATTGCAATCCATATCACCCATGAAATAGCTTTGTGGTGAAAATGTATTGGATTATATTCGTGTTTCTTCTGAAAATTTACCCAAGCATCATTATCAATGACATAATTATGATTTTCATAAAAATTAAATTTTCTTCTATATTCAAGAAACGTTTGCTCTATGCATTCTCTAAACTGCCCGTTAATAACATACTGAAATTCTGTTTCTAATTGCCCAGCTAAATTAGTATTGTATTTTTCCGGATTATTATCAACTTGCTTTTGCAAGTCACAAGTCAACTCAGCAAAAATAGAAACTGGAATTCTTGTTTTAAGAACTCCTGGGTTATAAAGTTTTATTTCTGAAAATTCTAAGTTCATAATTTCACCGATAATAATTTAGTTAATAGTAATTGTAGAGGTGTCTTTACATATGCTCATAGTACCTTCGCAACAGATATTCCAATCTTGACCTGTCTTTGCCCCACGGCTTGGAACATTAATGATAACATTTTTACATAGATATTCTTTACCATCTTCGAAAACGCGCCAGACATGATCTTCTGTCCCGCGATTAGGTTGTCCTCTTGATTGATTGAATCTTATCATAAACTCAGACATATTAGATTATTTCTGCTGTTGCATCATATACTATAGGTTCAATGTACGGACGTGTACCAATGTTCATGTGAATAAATTTGAAAGGTTTGGTTGATGTGTTACGAGTAAAGCTATGCGGTAGCCAGGAATTTGCAAACATTAGTTGACCAGGAACTGGCGTAAAATTAATAGACGATGTTGCTGTGGTAATGTTAGAAGAATTATGTTCGTATAGTGGTAACATAAGTTTCATTGGTCGCGGATCATGAATCACCATTCGCGGAGGATCTTTCGGGCACTCTAAAAAATAAAAAGCAACTAACTGACAGTCGCTGTGATTATGATACTCCATTGATGAATACTTATGGTGTTCTTGACTCCAACATTCGGTAAGATAAGTCGAAAGTCCATTCATGTTGTATCCTTGATCGCTCAAAAGATTCCATGCTGTGTTTAATGTGTACTGTATCAGTGGAAGAAGATCTTCTTCGTTAGACACATCTGCTTGCACGACTGGATATACATCGTTTATTTTTGTTATTTTGCGCGCGGCCCTTAACGCCGCATTTGATGCTGCTCTTGAGAAATCAAGAAGTTCTGGCTTCATAATACTATAGATAGGTGAGCTAAAATACTGCCACTGATCAAGTATGTCTGTCATAATAAAATCCTTATGTTATGTATATTGGGAAAGATCAGCCTCTATCACTGTATCTAAAAACAGTCGGTTTCCAATCTTATTCCAACCACTGTTGACTTGATAAAATATATTTAAACCGTTGTTCAAACCATACTGAATAGCCCAACTAAGTATTTCGGCTGTTAGCGGAGCGCCTGCTTCAAGCAGTTGTAAAAAGCTAAGATCAGGATTTTCGTGTTGTCTCCAAACCATAATTACGTTTGATTCGTCTGGTTTCATCCACATCGGAATAGTATCAAGACCGAGTGGAAACTTTTCATTTCCTAACCATACACAGCTAAACGATTTGCACGGATTCTCAGGTCGTTGTTCATGTATCGAACATCCTTTTGTAGTTACAAAATGACATTTCCTTCCTGGCCAAAATTGATGGCCAAGAGCTTCTCCAGTTAACCAACCGCAGCACTTCGTGCAACTTCCACATTCTCTTGTCATATTATCTCACTTAAATTGAGGACCAGCTAACCATACTACTAGAGTTTTACGAATGCCTTTTGTCACAGGAGTTACTCTGTGTAAAATAAAGGACGGGAATGCAACTACTAAACCTTTTTGTTTTGTGACTTGAGTCGGCACGGGTGCATCAAATATCTCAAGATCTCCCCCCTCGTATTCAGAAGGATCAGATAATTGTATTACAAGAGATAATTTGCGAGGCGCATTCGTTGCATTTCCACCTCTGTCAAGATGCCACGTATAATGATCGTCTTTTCCATCGTATATAGTATACTGAAAGTCCTCTACAAATCCCCATATATCTAGATTGAAGAATTCACCGTTCAGTTGTCTTGCTATGAAAGCAATTCTATCATATATAAAATTAGTCTCGGGCGTAAGATTTATCCAACCTATTTTAGATGATCTAACTGCTTCTTCAACTTTACTATCAGGTCCAACACTAGCAGATTTGATCGTGAGACTATCACCAATACTAACTATTTTATCGATCTCTTCTTCAGTAAAACCATCACGCCATGATGCAAAAGAAATTTCTGGTATACCTAACGATGGAGAAGGAGCTATTTGATATACTGCCATTATTTACGCTCCCAAATATTATCTCGATAATGGGATTCATGACTTTGAAGCTTTCTACGTGTACCTTTGAGTGCTTTCAGTTCAGTTTCATTGAATGCTCTACATACATTTTTCGAAAACAAAGTATCTCTTTTAATTGGAATAACCTGCATTAACGGTGTACCAGCAGGTAGAATACCTTTAAAATTGGGTTCGTTCCAAACAAATGGAAAGTTAATAAACTCAAAATAACCATCGCAGTCTACCATACCCGAAAAACAAGTAAATCTTGGATCAGGTCTATTTAATGGTGGAACAAACAACAGTGAGTATCCTTTCGGGCAGTTGATTGCCCACCAGTTCATGAATTTAATTGGAGGTTTTGGTAAATGTGGAGCGGGGCATTTGTCAGATGTTACTTGCCACTGTAAATGATTCTCGATCATTGCTCTCGGATATTTGCTGTTGTATTCAATGAACGAACAATCTTCATTCGAAGTGATTTCAACATCAGCAACGAGTGGAATAATCCAACCCGTGATCATCGCATCAAGAAAAGGTGGGCATCTTTTGAGAGTAGATTGATCAAAGCCTACATCCTTCTTCATTGGCAAAGCTTTATACCATTCTGGTATCAGTTTGCGGGCAGGATAAGGTTCTGGTATATTTCCTAAATCATCATCATAGCAAAGAAATTCTAGTTTAGGCTCATTCTTTTCAAAAAACGAAAACATCAATTTTGTCCATTTCCAGGTTTTTCATAGTGTATTCCACCAGATTCAATAAATTTTTTACATTGCTCGACGTCGCTCGCACCTCTCAGAATATGATCATCATGCAAACTAAAATGTAAGCTTGAGATCCATATTCTGAGATGTGGTGGAAGTTTGTCATAGCAACGCATTACCAATGCCATTCTTTGTATGTTAACATGTTCCAAATGAATGACTCTATTATATATATGTAAATTACAGGGCTGCTAGTTCGACTAAGTTGCTCTCTGTGATGGCATCTAAGCCAATCAATGCTTGTTTGACTGCGGTAAAATCGTCATGTTTTTCATCGTAGATGACAAATGGAAAATCAGTAAATTCTCCAATATCCCATGTATTTAGAGCATTGAATACAGATTCGTATTGACTACTATCGTTGTATGATAAATGAGTAAACTCAATGTTATTATCCTGTAGCCACTGATAGGCTGCAGCAGAGTCGTTGCCACCTGTCGTAGTCAAACCAGTATAAAGATAAACGTCTTTAATTCCTACTAGCATGTATTGTTTCCTTTTTGTTATTTGTGCTAAAATGTTACACTCATCGTACCATTAGCGCTGCCTGTTCCAATATTTATAGAAACTATTTGATATGGGTATACTTTTACTGATACTGAATTTGTCGTAGTACCAATATTACCAGCGTTTCCTGATGCTCCAGGATTTGATGTGCCGGCTGTTCCGGCGGTCGCTCCAGTTCCAGCACTACCTGCTGTGCCAGTATTTCCTGCTGCTCCTGCGCCTCCTGGATTTCCAGCCGCACCATTTGTAGCTCCAGTTCCAGCTGCTCCTGTTGTGCCAGCATTACCAGCAGCTCCGGCACCGCCTGGGTTTCCAGCCGCACCATTTGTAGCTCCAGTTCCTGCATTGCCAGTCGCTCCAGCATTTCCTGCTGCTCCTGCACCTCCTGGATTTCCAGCTGCACCATTTGTAGCTCCAGTTCCTGCATTGCCAGTCGCTCCGGCATTTCCTGCAGCGCCGGCATTACCAGGACTTCCTGCTGCTCCTGGATTTGCTCCAGTTCCTGCCGCTCCTGTTGTACCAGCATTTCCGTTGGCTCCTGCACCGCCTGGACTTCCTGCTGCTCCTGGATTTGCTCCAGTTCCTGCCGCTCCTGTTGTACCAGCGCTTCCTGCAGCGCCGGCATTACCAGGACTTCCTGCTGCTCCAGCGTTTGCTCCAGTTCCTGCGGCCCCAGTATTTCCAGCACTTCCATTGGCGCCTGCATTACCAGGACTTCCTGCTGCTCCAGCGTTTGCTCCAGTTCCTGCGGCTCCTGTATTTCCTGCGCTGCCTGGTGTTCCTGCATTACCTGAACCACCGGCAGCGCCCGAAAGAAGTCCTCCATTGCCGCCTGCGCCGCCGTTGCCGTTAGTAGCACCACTTATGTTGCCTGAATTACCCGCGGTACCAGCATTGCCGGCGCCGCTACCACCTTGCTTTAAAGTCCAACCCGATGCTCCGCCTCCGCCTCCGCCGCCTCCGCCGCCTCCGCCTACACCAGCGTTGCCAGGAGATCCGGAGTTACCCGCCGTACCACCAGCTCCTCCTGCACCACCGGCGCCATTTGTTCCTGGGTTACCAGCATTGCCAGTGGCTCCTGGATTCCCAGCATTTCCTCTTGCACCGCCTGCACCACCAGCACCGTTATTTCCTGGATTACCAGCATTGCCAGTGGCTCCTGGATTACCAGCATTACCAGCAGCACCGCCTGCACCACCAGCACCGTTATTTCCTGGATTGCCGGCATTACCAGTGGCTCCTGGATTACCAGCATTACCACCAGCTCCTCCTGCACCACCAGCCCCATTGGTGCCAGGATTGCCTGTTCCTCCAATACCACCAGATGTCCCAGCTGTACCACCAGCACCACCAGTTCCTGCAGCTCCATTATTACCGGGATTGCCTGTTCCTCCAATACCTCCGGAAGTACCGGCCGATCCTCCGGCGCCGCCTGTACCAGCAGCTCCATTGTTACCGGGATTGCCTGTTCCTCCAATACCACCAGATGTCCCAGCTGTACCACCAGCACCGCCAGTTCCTGCAGCCCCATTATTTCCGGGATTGCCTGATCCACCTGGATTTCCAGAAGTTCCGGCCGAGCCAGCTGCTCCGTTTGTAGCATTTCCTCCAGCCCCACCAGTACCACCGGTTCCACCTGGAAAATTAGCTAAGGAACCAAACGTTGAAACGTTGCCTGGGTTTCCACTTGATCCCGGATTTCCGTTTGCTGCGCCAGTCCCAGCATTACCAGCAGCTCCGGCACCGCCTGGATTTCCTGCTGCTCCTGGATTAGCTCCAGTGCCAGCATTACCATTTGCTCCAGTATTTCCTGCTGCTCCGGCATTTCCAGGGCTCCCTGCTGCCCCTGGATTAGCTCCAGTGCCGGCATTACCATTTGCACCTGGATTTCCTGCTGCGCCGGCATTACCTGGATTGCCAGTAGATCCAGCGGTTGCCCCTGTTCCTGCATTACCATTTGCTCCAGTATTTCCTGCTGCGCCTGCATTACCTGGATTTCCTGCTGCTCCAGCAGTTGCCCCTGTACCTGCGGCCCCTGTTGTGCCGGCATTACCATTAGCACCGGCACCGCCAGGACTTCCTGCTGCTCCGGCGTTTGCTCCAGTTCCAGCCGCCCCTGTTGTGCCGGCATTACCATTGGCACCAGCTCCACCAGGACTTCCTGCTGCTCCAGCGTTTGCTCCAGTTCCTGCTGCTCCAGTATTTCCAGCATTTCCATTGGCCCCAGCTCCACCGGGACTTCCTGCTGCTCCAGCAGTTGCCCCTGATCCTGCGGCTCCAGTATTTCCAGCACTTCCATTGGCACCCGCACCACCTGCACTCCCTGAATTACCAGTCACTCCGCTACCGCCGCCTCCGCCGCCGCCACCGCCGCCGCCGCAAACGCACCCCCCAAGATTTGCGCTTCCACCAAAGCCACCATTTCCTCCGCCAGGAGAGCCTCCGGCGCCGCCGGGGGCAGAACAAGGCGCAAATGGGGTGCCAAAACAACCGCAGCCACCGCCCGGACTACCACCGCTACCGGCTCCGCCACCGCAAGGTCGGGCTGAACCTTGTCCGCCGCCTCCTCCCGTACCTGCGCTACCGCCAGTGCCACCAGCACCGCCGGCACCATTATTTCCTGGATTTCCAGAGTTTCCTGTGGCACCTGGATTCCCAGCATTTCCTCTTGCACCGCCAGCACCGCCGGCACCATTGGTACCAGGATTACCAGAGTTTCCTGTGGCACCTGGATTCCCAGCATTACCAGCAGCACCGCCAGCACCGCCGGCGCCATTTGTTCCTGGGTTACCAGCATTGCCAGTGGCACCTGGATTCCCAGCATTACCAGCAGCACCGCCTGCACCACCGGCACCATTAGTACCGGGATTGCCGGAGTTTCCTGTCGCTCCAGCATTTCCAGCAGTACCACCAGCACCGCCAGCTCCGCCAGCACCATTCGTACCTGCATTGCCAGTGGCACCTGGATTCCCAGCATTCCCTGCAGCACCTCCGGCTCCTCCTGGGCCGCCAGCACCGTTTGTGCCAGCATTTCCTGATGCGCCGGGATTTCCAGATGTTCCAGCTGTACCACCAGCACCGCCAGCTCCGCCGGCCCCGTTTGTGCCAGCATTTCCTGATGCGCCAGGATTGCCAGATGTCCCAGCTGTACCACCAGCACCACCAGTTCCTGCGGCCCCATTATTTCCAGGATTACCAGCATTGCCAGCAGTACCAGGATTGCCTGCATTACCAGCGTTTCCATTGCCGCCACGACCAGATATATCTATAGAATATACGCCTGCAGGAACGACGAATGTTGCGGGGGCATTGAATACTTGTGTGGCTGGAGCAGCCTTACCTGAAGCTCTAAATACATTTAATGGCATCGTATAACCTTCTTATTAACCTGTATTTGCAAGAGATAAGGCACCGAGATATGTTGTACCTCCGTCGAGGGTAAAGAAACTGAAGACATCGATTTTATTTGCACCAGTTGACATCGTCGGTGTCGAAGCATTCGGATATTTAACAGAAGCCGGCCACGTGATTATTCTCGATCCCGTGGCGTCTTGTTTACAATGAAGTGTGAAACTGTATGCATTGCCCGATGCAGGAGGATTTGAAAATGTAATTGTAATAGACGCGTTGGCCAATGTCAAATCGAATACGTTGGATAGTGATAAATCTACAGTGTGAGTAGTTGTTGTTATAGTATTGGCAACAACTGCTTCTTTGTATGAAGCAAGCTTAGGATTACTTAACACATTATTTGCCATTGCAACGTTGGCATTAAGAGTAGTAATACCAGCTACTTGTAGCGTCGAGGTTACGTTGGCAAAACCAGTGATCGTAGTATTACCGGCAGCAAGGGTGGTAATTCCAGATGCAGCACCTGCGGCTACAAGAGACGAAACAGCAAGTGGTTGACTGTTTGTAGACCAGCGATCATTTGTTTCATCCCAGACGAACTGAACGTTGGCAGACGTCCCGCGCATGATCTCGAAGCCAGCATTCTCAGTAGGAGGATTAGCTCCAAGATCTGCATTCAGCGTAACAATATTATCACCAACGTCGAGTGTTGTGGTGTTCACGTAAGTTCTTGTACCGGAAACTGTCAGGTTACCCGAGAGTGTAAGATCGGCGATTGATAATGTGGAATTCACATGAATACCAGTCGTATTGACCGTAAGTGTTGGCCCAGCAGTTACTCCAATTGTACCACTAGTTGTAATCGTTCCACCAGAAAGTCCATTAGCCGTGGCGACTGAGGTTACACCTCCACCGGTGGCACCTTGAGCACCTTGAGCGCCTTGAGCACCAGTAACACCTTGAGGTCCAGCAACACCTTGAGCACCAGTTGCGCCAGTTGCGCCTTGAACACCTTGAGCGCCGGCAACACCTTGAGCACCAGTTGCGCCAGTTGCGCCTTGAACACCTTGAGCGCCAGCAACACCTTGAGCACCTTGATCACCCGTTGTGCCTTGAGCACCAGTTGCGCCAGTTGCGCCTTGAACACCTTGAGCGCCAGCAACACCTTGAGCGCCTTGAGCACCCGTTGTGCCTTGAGCACCTTGTGCACCGGTTGCACCTTGAGCACCTTGAGCGCCTTGAGATCCGAGAGTAAGTGAAGCACCATTTAAAGTTGTAACTTGAACAATATCACCAGCAATCGCATTCGATGTAAGCGTTAAGACCGTGGTATTTGTCGTGTTATAGTCAACGGCCGCAATCTGACGCGAACCATTAATGAAGACGCTTTCAAGCCCTAAAGTATATACGAATGTGTTTGATGTGTCGTCTAATCCTGTAAACACCGTGGTATTCGATGTGACAGTAAACGTATAGGTATTCATGGTAGCAGCATTTGCCGTACCGCCTGAGCCCCAATAAACTCCTGTTCCATTCGATGAAAGAACTTGGCCGTTGGATCCAGAAGATCCGTTGGCTACGATCGTAGTGACAGCGAGAGAAGAGAGATTTGAACCAACTTCAAAGATGGCATTCGCAGCATCTGAAGAGAAGACTTTACGGTCAGTTAGGTTGACTGCAAATTCACCGTTATCAATAAAGCCGGAATTTGCTACGTCAGTAGTATTAGCTGTACGACCAGAAATTGTCGTGCGCTTAAATTGAAATTTATTTGCCATTCTCAACCTCTATATAGAGCAACGAAGCGGTTATGTAACCCCTAATATTCTATTTATACAGAAGTATCTTCAGCTTTTTTATTTTTATTTCCAAGCTTTTCAAGATCAACAATTTTTGCTTGAAGACTGGTCATGGTTTTATCGGCCATGACCAGTCTTGTTTCTAGCATGATGTTCTTACTTGTAAGATCATGTACACTCGCGAGTAATCGATTGATGTACTCATTTACAAATTCAGCTTCCATAAATTAGAATGTCCCGCCGTCGAGGGTTGCGTATACAACTGCTGTACCGTTAGACTGAAGCACGAATCCAGTAGAGCCAACAGCTAATTTTCTAAAACCGTTCGAAGAGTTAGCAACTAAAATGTCTTCTGCAGTAACAGTCGCGAGTCCAGTACCACCGCTTGTTCCAGGCAGTGCAGTCGAAAGACTCAATGTATTCGCTGTGATACCAACCGCGAGTGTCGAGTTCGCAGTAAGAGTAACGTTAGTCGCGTTCGAAACCAAACCACCAGAGTTTAGGAATGCTTGTAATGTAGCAGTAGTATAACCGGCTGCTGCAGTGTCTACAGTTGTTGTAGGTTCTGTTTGAGAACCAGCAAAGAGCTTATAAACGCCATCTGTAGCATCACGGAAAAGACCGGTATATTTAGCTCCAGTGGCACCGTATTGACCATAAAGACCGATATCAAGAATGTCGGTTGTTGCGTTTCCGTTTGCAAGCTCGATCAGCGAATCTTGGACTGTCAGGTTGGTAGTATCGATTGTCGAAAGCGTACCGAGAACAGTCAGATTTCCGGAAAGAGAAAGATCTGTAATCGAGAGTGCAGTATTAACATGGAGTCCAGCAGAGTTGACCGTGAGTGTTGAACCAGTGGTAAGGCCAACTGCATCTGCAGTGACATTAATACCGTTAGCAGCACCAACATGAACTCCAGTCGCGTTAGCTGTAAGACCATCACCGCCAACAACGTTGATACCAGCGCCATCAACAGAAATACCGTTAGCAGCTTTGGCAAAGACGCCTGAAGTATTCGATACAATACCGTTGTTTGCTACAACAGCAATCGTGGCTGCACCACCTTCACCAGATGAGGATCCAGAAATACCGTTACCAGCTGTGATAGTAGCAACATAGTCGCCTGATGTACCCGAACCAAGAGCAACGTCGCCTGAAAGTTGCGATGTGGCAATTGAAAGTGCAGCAGCATTGACATAAACGCCCGAGGTATTCGAAACAATCGTACCGTTACCAGATACGACATGCACACCTGTTGCGTTCGAAGCAATACCAGCTCCGGCAACAACAAAAACGCCTGTTGCGTTTGCAGATAGACCGTTATTTGCAATAACGTGTACGCCTGAGGTATTTGAAGCAAGACCGCTATTTGCAACTACAGCAATCGCGTCTGCAGAGACGCTGATACCGTTACCAGCACCAACATCAAGAGTTACCTCGCCAGATGTACCGCCACCAGTAAGACCAGAACCGGCTACGACTGATGTAATATCACCATCTTGAGGTGTTACCCAGTATACAGCTGTTCCGTTCGATGCAAGAACTTGTCCTGCAGTACCATTTGTGCCATTTGCATTAAGAGCAACGTTAGTTCCAATATTGATCTGTGTGGCATTTGCTACGAACGCCGTACCAACACTCACAATCGCTGCGTTCACGGTGCCTGTAGAGAATACACCGGTGGCATTCGCAACAAAAGAATTAGAACCAACGACGAAGTTACCGCCAGAGCCAGCAAGAACGCCGCCGGCAACAGACAGTTTATTATTGGTATTATCAAACGTAAAGTCTGCGTCTCCGGCTAATGCGCCAGAATTATTAAATTGAACTTGTGTATTTGAACCAGATACGCCAGAAGTAGGAGTTTCCCAATAAGCGGCTGTTCCATTTGAACTCAGTACTTGTCCGTTGGTACCCGTCGAACCATTGGCTGTAACTGTTGTCACAACAGCGTTAGCAACAATAATCTTGTCGATACCAGAGGTACCATTCGCAACGAGTGCTTGGTTGGCGGTCAGTATACCAGGATTAAATTTACCGGCAATGGTGATCGAAGCACCATTCGAACCAATAAATAAGTGATCGCCATTTGCTGTAAACGCTAATTCACCGTTAGCTAATGTTGGCGCATCAGCTGTCGTTAACGACCTTTTAATTTGAATTAAATTGTCTGCCATTTGGCTATTCCTTTTAGGTTAAAATGATCCGCCGTCGAGATCTACTGCTAGATCCGCGAATGACAGTTGTCTCACCTCATATTTATCATTTTGAGAATTGTAGATTAATGTAGCGCCATTGGCGGCTTCAACGACGCTGACGTCGAGTATGTTTTCAATACTTCGTATTTCTTGAATTTGATTTTTCAGAGTAATAGGACCAGCAGATGATAATCTGCCGTTGTTATTTGTAATTGTAGCGACTAAACGAGATGCACCTGCCATTATCTTGTAACTCCTGGTGTAACTGTGACGATACCTTCAACAAGACGAGAAACTGTTCCGCTGCCATCAGTCAACTCACAGTCATATACGTATCTTCCGGCTGTAAGGCCATTTGTGGTATTTGCCGACATCGAAAGAGCGACGACGCCAGTCACAGCAGTAATCGAAACTGTAAATGCGGTTTGAGCGGTCGAAGTATAATGCTTACGCATCTGAGCGGCACCTGTAAATCCTGTAAGATTTACGATGTTACCATTTTCATCAGTCACATCAATAGACGTAGCAAATGAAGTGCCTTGATCGATAATGATATTTGCTTTCAGTGCCATTTAATTCTTCCGCTATGTTTATTCAAAACTATAAGATGTTACAGTTATCACCCAATATTTAGTTTCTGCACCATTTGATGCTGATACGTTAAACGTTTGTTCATTGAAACCACCTGTATAAGCTGCTACAAGTTCAATTGATGAAGCACTTCCTCCACTTGCAACACTGGCGTATCCACTAAATCCATCTCCTCCAGTATAAGTCCAAACTACGCTTGAAGAAGCTGTGATAGTATAACCTGCTTGGGAACCATACGCTTCGGCAGTGTCAAAAGTCGGAGATGATATTGTGCCGCCCACGGGACTAAAAGTAACTAAGGCTACATCTGCATACGGACGTATTCCTACATATTGCCACGTAGATCCATTCCACATTTTAACGGCGGCAAAATCTTGGCTCCCGACCCACGACGAGCCGTTCCAATATTTAACAGGTTTAGCAGATAGGAACGTTAGCGGCACTTATTATTCTCCTGGCTTAGATGGCCAAACAACGTCTGCTGCATTTGTATAAGTCTGAGGAAGATCTCTTAAAGTTTGACGATATGTAGCCCAAGCAGTTTTATCTCCAGGCCAATCTGCCATTTGAGTATAGTCAGATAAAGCTAGAAGATTATTTCTTTTCGATCTAATTTGTTCCCAAGTAATTACCACGACTCGATCTTGCAAAACAAGATTTCCTTGTGATAAAACCAATTCTTTATTTTGCATATTCATACCATGGAGAAACTGCTGGTGTTGCTCTGCGGTAATTTCAACAATATCTTGCGGCAATGACGGATACCCAAAATCAGTATCGTAAAAACCTTTTGTTGTTGGGCTGTAGTAAATTGTCATTTTATTAATATCCCATTGCTAACCAGTAACCGGTATGAGAACTTTCATCTCCGTTAAACCAACTGAAACCAGTTGTTGATACACTAAAAATGGTTGCACCTTTAGAAGCCTGTCCAAATACGCCTGTATCTCCTACGCCATTCATCACAGCTCGGGCAACCGCGGTGAACGATGTTGGAAATGATCCAGATCCTGTAGTATTTGGAGTAACAGTTACTGTTCCCCACTGAATAATTGCTCCGTTTGGCAACTTAGTCCATCCATTTGACGAGAGACTTTGTGTATATCCTGTAGTTCCTGCAGTGTCAATCCAGATATCACCAGCCGCTGAAGCAGTAGGTTGAGTCGCTGTTACAAAAACTTGGCCGCCACTTGTAAATCCTGCGGTGACGTGTCTTAGAATAGGCGCGACAGCACCAGATGCACTTCCTTGGGCACCTTGTGGTCCGGTTGCACCTTGAGCACCTGTTATACTTGAACCTGCCGCGCCTTGAGCACCAGTTGCACCTTGTGCTCCGTTTATTCCAGGAGATCCTTGAGGACCAGTTGCACCTTGAGCGCCTTGTAATCCTTGAGCACCCTGAGGACCAGCAACTGAAGATGCTGCACCTTGTGCACCTGTAAGGCCTTGCGGTCCCTGTGGTCCTTGGATACCTTGCAAACCTTGGGCGCCTTGAGGACCGGCAACGGTTGAAGCAGCACCTTGAGCACCAGTTGTTCCTTGCGGTCCCTGAGGTCCGATAATTCCTTGTGCACCTTGTGGTCCCGTCGGTCCTTGAACCGAAGGTCCTTGTGGTCCTTGAGAACCAGTTGTTCCCTGTGGACCCTGGGAACCAGTTATTCCTTGCGCGCCTTGTGGACCAGGAACTGTCGAAGCTGCGCCTTGAGCACCAGTTGGTCCTTGAGAACCGGTAGATCCTTGTGCACCTTGAGCACCAGTTGCACCTTGCGCACCTTGAGGTCCAGCAAGTTGCGTCCACACCAAGTTAGCTGTCGCTCCACTTGATGCAAGGACGAAACCTGTTGTTCCAGCAGATTGTGTAGGTAGAAGGTTATTGATCGATCCGCCTGTACCGCCTCGAGATGTAGGAAGTGTACCGACAGTAATAGCAGATGCATCAACAAATACGCCTGCCGCGTTTACTGTTAAACCAGCATTCGCTACAAAACTAATCGTAGGATTTCCAGAAACGCCGTTGCCGTTTGTTACGCTAATGCCGTTCGTAGAAGCAATCGATACCGTAGTACCTGTTCCTGTACCAGTTCTGACTACGATACCATTCGCCGAGATATTGTATACGGTGTTAGCATTGCTTGCTGTACCAGTATAGAGCGACGAGTTAACGCCTGCTCCACTCGGGAAATTCACCGTATTTGTAACGGTGATATTGTTTGCAAAGACATCAAAGCGAGCAGTCGTAGTACCAAGTGCACCACCGTTTGCATCTGGTCGTAGTGTTCCATAAGATGTCGTATTAAATACGAAAGCATTGAAACGGTTTGAAGTATTACCGAGTGGCTGCTGATCTGCAATCAGAAGAACCCCGCCTTGACCGATGGTAACGTTGGCGTATACAAGAGAACCATTTACTACAAGGTTACCAGATACAACAAACAAGTCGTTTTTAAAGTGCGCGTTGGCTTCTACGTCGACACGATCATAGAAGATCGCGTTGCCAGAAGCAACTAGACCGTTATCAACCTTAAATCTATTATTTGCGCCTGACATATATTACCTTACTTAATGAATTGAGCAACAACTTTTGCAGCCGTGCTAGATCTTGTTTGATTGACATATACTCTTACGTTTGCAGTAGCCACGTTCGCAGAGAAAGTACCAAGTAAGCTGACTCCGGAATTAGCTGCAACAGGTGAAGAAACCGTACCATATGTTGTAAGCTGCGCAGTCGAATTATCATGAGCAAGTAGTACTTCAGAGATCTGTGTATTACCAGCATTTTTCAATTGAATGAGAAGTTTAGCAGTGCTATAGTCTGCCTTTGGATATTCGAAGACAAGAAGATCTGAACCAGTCGTAGCTCCAAGATTTCCGTTTGCAAAGATATCAACTACGTGCTCAGTCTTGAAAGTCACGATGTTTGCATGTGTAGCAGGACCAGTCACTGCGAGCGTATTCGCTAGAGCAGTTGCTCCTGTTACTCCAAGAGTACTCGAAAGCGTTGTAGCTCCAGTTACAGTGAGCGTATTCGAAAGATTCGTATTTCCTGTAACCGTCAGCGTATTTGCAAGAGCAACGTTCGAACTGACTGTCGCAGCACCTACAACAACAAGATGGCTTGTCGGCGTAATGGTAAGATTCGCAGATGCAGTGATCGATCCATTACCAATCGCCGTATTAAACGTTGCATTCCCAACAAGAACCGTAGTAGCATTTGCAACGACATTCGCTCCGACTGCAACAACTGTTTGGTTAGCAGTAACAATACCTGCAAAGAATCCTGTCGGTGTAACGTTAGATGTCGACGTTGAGTTGACAATGCTAACAATTCGAGTATTCGCTAAAACGGTATTACTACCTTCTGCGGTGAAGAATCGAAGCGATGTTAACTCAGAAGCGTTAAGCGTATTACCTACAAATACTCCGCTACTATTTGCTACAACGTTACCAATCGCACCTGTTCCAGTGATTTGCACTGTACCACCATTGGTAGCATTTGCCGTGACGTTTGCGCCGAGCGAGATCTGAATAGTATTGGCAGTAAAGATGCCAGTTTTAAATGCGTTCGGTTCGATGTTTGCAGTGGCACTCGAGTTAGCGATGCTAATGATTCGAGTATTTGCAAGAGTGGTGTTTGAACCTTCAGATGCAAGGAAACGAACTGATGTGACTTGTGAAGAGTTTAAAGTATTACCTACATGCAGGCCACTACTATTTGCAACCGTATTGCCGACCGTACCAGTTCCTGTTACTTGGATCGTGCCGCCGTTGGTAGCATTCGCAGTGACATTGGCACCAAGTGAAACTTGAATGGTGTTAGCTGTAAAGATGCCTGTCTTGAAACTGATAGGATCAATATTTGCAGATGATGTTGTATTGGCAATGCTAATGATCTGATTGTTTGCGAGTACGGTATTGCTACCTTCTGCGGCAAAGAATCGAACACTCGTCATCTGACTGTTCGTAACAGTATTGCCTACATATAGGCCGCTGCTATTTGATACACTGTTACCTACTGCTCCGGATCCTGTGACTTGGATCGTACCACCATTCGTGGCATTAGCAGTGACATTGGCACCTAATGTAATCTGAATCGTGTTCGCTACAAACAATCCAGTGCTAAAGCTAATTGGATTCATCGTAGCAGTGTTAGTGCTATTCGCGGCAACAACTGCGAATGCAGTTGCTGTTGTATTCGTGGTCGAGTTCGACTGAATCGTCAGCTTCGTTGTGTTAGCGACAAGGTTTGCACCAGTCAAACCAGCATGTAGACCGTACTGCCACATGAATGTGTTCGAAGAACCATTGGCAACTTCCAGACGAATTTCGGTCGATGTCACGTTGCTCAGAACAGTGTTCGTACTGATCATGAGATTCGCAAACGAACCGTTGACGTTTCCGCCTTTCATCCAGTTTGTTACGACGAGATTATTAGCCCCGAATGTTCCGTATAGCTGAGCTGTTCTTGGAAACGCAGTGTTACCCGTGTTTGCATACGTGCTATTTGCAGTGATGATTTCTGTCGAAAGCGCGTGAAGAAGTTCATTGGTCTCGAGGAGCCAAACCTCGAACG